TCAGAAACATCATTTAAAATTGTGTCACTTACTGCTTCACTAAGTCTTCTATTTAACTGAACATTTCTTTCGATTTGTTCGTTGAGTTTTTCCTCCATTTCATCTAGTCTTTCGACCATTCCTTCTAATACATCATATTTCTCTTCAGGGATTTCTACATAATGTTCTTCAAAAAGTCCTTTAAGACTTGACATAAAGGACTCGGTTAATTGTGTTTTGATTCCGGTTTCTACTTGAAGTGCGTTTTCAACTAACCACTCTTCAGAAACATACTCCAGGTATGAATCAACTCTTTCAGTTAATTCATCTCTGATTGCGGAAACTTCCTCTACAAGTCTTGCTGCATACTCTTCGTCGTATGCCTCAATTACTTGAATGAGTTTATTCTTAATTGCAGCTTCAAAAATTACTGCTGCCTTATTCATAAACTCTTCAGATAACTCCTCACCTTCCATTAAGGCATCGATGTCATCTGAATAGTCAATTTTCTCGTGAATAATTTCATCCAGTCTATCTGATAATGAAATTAGTTCTTCCTCTTCAGTCTCTTCCTCGACTACTTGATCCTCAAGATCTTCTTCTTCGGAGATAATTTCTTCATCATCAAGTTCAGTCTCCTCATAACTCATTGCAGACTTATTTGCGTGTGGCATTGGGTCGGGTGCTTTTGCTCCCTTGTTTACCACATTGCTAACTCTGGAAAGAGATTTTGCAGGAGTCTTTAGTTTGTTAGACTCATCAGTAGGTCTTGAATTCTGAGGAGTAGGACCTCCTAGATCTTCTACTGAGTTATTGAGACCTTCACCTGGAATGGTGCCTTTTGGCATTCCTTCAGCAGGCTTTGCGTTCTTGTTAACTGCAGTGGTGGATTTTTTAGTAGATACTTCCATTTCTTGTAAATCGTTACCGACACTCATTTTTATTCTCCGAATAAAATCTTGTTATTAATTTATTCTATATTTATTTATAAATTATAGATTTGAGAGATACATTCCAAGGAGTTTCAATTTATTCTGCTCGCTCAGTCTCTTTCCTCTAGAAAGTTTTTCTATGGTTTGCTTGGTTCTTTGGGCATTCATTTCCTTCAGAACACCACCTTCCCATACCCATTCTTTTCCTTCCATAATTCCCTGAACAAATGCATCAGGTGCAGATGGATCGGCAACAATATCAGCAGCAGTTGAAAGCATAAAGTCTTCACCTACATACTTAATGCCATTTCTCTCTACCAGGGAACCAATTCCTCTTGACGAAACCCCAAGGGTTACTCCCTCACCAAGAAGAGATTTGGCAATATTTCCCATAGGAGTATCCAGCAGTTTTGCTTTTCCTATAAAATTATTACCTTCTCTGTGAAGAGAAGTGATCATATGAGAAACTCTATCCAAATTAACGGTTGGACCATCTGGATGTCCAAGTTCTCCAAGTGCTCTTCCTTTTTGGATAAATGAATCATTATATCTCTTCACTTCTCTTTCCAAAATTGTAAGAGGGTAATTTCTCCCATTTCTATTAGTCACTTCTGCTTGAAGAAATGGACCTTGAATATAAAGAGTTTTTACTCCGTCTTTTTCTTCAGTAATAATTTGTACTGATTCGATTTCTTCTGTGATTAATTTCATGAGATTAATTTGTAAATCCTACTTTGTTTGCTTTAATTGCCGAAGATGTCCAAATTACGTGGGATGCAACTTTTTCTATAAATTCTACGGACCCTGCTGGCATAGCAAAATATGAAGTTGTCGCAGCTCCTACAATGGAAGAAATGCCAACTGTAACAATTCCAGATTGGTTGTTATACAACCTAACTAAAGTTGCGTATGAAATGCTAGTGGCAGCACCAGCACTTGCACCTGTAGTTTCTTCAGTCCCTAAAATTTTAGTTCTTTGCATTATTCTTCCTCTTGACTAAAAATTGATTTTGCGACTATTGGAGTTAAATTGCTGATATTATCCGCAGACTTTGCATAAAGAAGTTCTTTAATTTTATCTGAAATATTTTCAGCAGACTCCCCACTTAGCATCATATCCATCAATTCATTGGTTCCAGTCATAACTTTATTTTGATTTAATAAAACTATTTATATTTCTGCTGCTTTGCTATTCATTTTAGTCACTGAAGAACTCGCATCAAGATTAGGTTCCATTGGAACTTGTCCCATCATTTGTCCACCAGCACCTGGCATTATAGGTTGCCCATCTGGTCCTAATGGAGGAACTAATTTTGGATCTGGATATGCACCATCTTCGATCTCTTTCTTGATTAACTGATCTTCATCAACAATCTCTTGGTCGGTTTGACGTAAGATCTTACGTCTTACATAATCTTGAGAATAATACGTTCCAATATATGGTTGAATTGCGACCATAAGATTCAGTCTTTCATTCATCAACTCAGTATCTTTCAGTTCTGAGAAGTGACCATCATACAGATAATCATATTGAATATGGTCACTCATTAATTCCCAATCTTCTGGTGTTACAATATTCTTTAGGATTAACTGAGTTTTTAGCATATCGTGGAAAAGATTACTAAATCTCTTTCTTAATCTTCCCACAAATTTACCAAACATCAATTCATCTCTGAGAATCTCTGATGAACGTCCTAGGTTAAATCCACCATCGGAGGCAGTTCTAGATTCTGGAACGTTTAATGACCTAAAGAGTTTCTTTTGGAAATATTGAACGTCGGTAAGTTCACCTAAGTTCTGACCTCCAGGAAGAGTCGTGATTTCTGTTCCCCTTCCACCTTCTCGTCTAGGAAGCCAAAAGTCTTCCATCATGCTCATAAACTTCTTATCATCACGCATCTCACCAGTGTTGGCATCATATACTAGTTTGTTACGATACCTGTTCATAACATCTCTAAGATATTGCTCTGCCTTTACTTTAGGAAGGTTGCCCACATCAATATAGAAGATTCTTCTTTCAGGTGCTCTCGAAAGTCTATAAATCACCAAAGCATCTTCAATCATTCTAAGTTGATTGAGTGACTTAATTGCTTTATGTAGATATGATAATGTAAGTTGTCTATTTCGATCTACTAATCCAGAGGTTACATAAGTAATTGCATCTTTTGCAATTTTAATTCCTTTATTAGTTGATCCAACTTTTTGAACAGTTCCTTGTGGATAATATATAAAAAATTCATCAATTTCTGGGGCAATAAATGTAGACAAATTATTAGGATCAATATCGTTTAAATAGTTTCCACCTAAATTTATATTTTTATTTTTTTGTTTTTGTTGACGAACGAATCTCGTCTTTAGTGCATCAATATATCTTATATCTTTAATGCCTTCATGAGGATTTTTTAAATCGATAACTTTATGGTATATGAGTCTTCCATCAACATACCAATTTTTAAATATTTCGTGCGCCTTCTTGTCGAAATTTAATAGATCTTTAATATATTTGAATTCTTCTCTTATGATCTTCTTTAGTCCATCACTAGCATTTAAATTGCTTAGTTCAATTTCAACCGGAGAATCATTTAAATCACTTACAATAGCTTCGTTTACAACATTCTCAATAGCACTATCACATTCTGGATGCAGTGCCATTTCACGATATCGTTTGACTAAATCATATTCATTCCGATATACTCCTTCAATATCTACATATTGACCATAAAATCCACTAGTCAAATAATAGTCAACCCCGTCCTCATTGTTTTCTGGGACGGGGGAAACTGTATTCTTAGATAATTTATTGTCGTCCTCAATAGAGAACCCAAATAATTTTGCCATATTATAATTCTAAACTTTCTACTATTTAGACGATGGAATTATCGTTGACTGAACCACTTCCATCATATGCTTCAAACCACTGAACTTGAAGATCTACTGAAAATTCTTCGATTTCATTTTCATTATTATATGATACGTCAATTTGAGAAACATTAGTTGGGAATATTCCAAATAACTTATACTGTCGTAGAATTTTGATAGCAGTATCATTCTGCTCACCTCTAACATTCAGTGCCCCCACAGGACCTCTTGATAGTTGAGAAACAATCGCATTTATTTGATATCCATCTGGTCCAGTAGTTACGTTTGATCCACTGCCATCAGATACTTTAGTGATGAAGTTCATCCATCTCTCAAAAATATTTCTCCACTTAAAGTTTTCATCATTTATTACGGTAATTGTCCAGACATCGAATGTTCTATCTCCGGCAATTTTCAGAGTTCTTCCTCTAAAAGGAACTGGAATTTCTGCAATAGTTGATGCTGGTAATGCCGCAGATTTTATTAACATGCTATCATCAGAAGTTACCGAACCAATATCTCCAGGGAAATTAAAGTTAGATGCTGGGGAATCTCCAAAGTTTACTTCAAATAAATTGCTTCTAGCACCACCCCCAATCATTTGGGATTTAAATTTGCTAATCGTTCTATCTTGAAATCTGATGTTGTTTCCGGTTGCCATTGTTTTTTCTCCTATTTAGATTAGAATGTTCCTACTACGCTTTCAAAGGAAACCCCAGTCCTCGTAGCAATGAATGTCAGTCCAATAAAGTTGATAGAACGAGCAGGTTTTACATAGATATCGGCAACGAATTCATTTCTATCTATCACTGCTGGGGTATTATTTGACTCATCACACACTAATAGGAAGTCACTAATTCCTCGTTTTGCCTGAACCTCTCTGAGGTATGGTTCAACAATGTTGATAAAGTTTCCTCTAGTTGCAGCATCGTTAAATTCGAAGAGTTGAGCATCTGCAGCACTTCTAATTGCATTTTCAATAGCAATGAACAGTTTTCTTACGTTAATTCTGTCGAATGCAGAAGTGTATGAAAGTGCGGTCTTATCTCCAAATAATACAGAACCAGATCCAGGATATGTGATTACTGGATTAACTCTATTTGAATAAAGTTGATCACGAGCATCTTGATCTGGATTGTACGACAGTTTTATAACGTTCTTAAGAGTTCCTCTTGTCTTTCCTGCAGGAGAGTACCAAGGATATTGATTAATATCAGTTCTTACTGCAACACCAGCAATATCTGCAGAACAAGGAATATAGACATATTGCTTGTTAAATCTATCGTAAATGTATTGGTATCCGGAGTCAAACACTGCATACGAAGAAGAAGTCAATGGAGTAAAGAATGCCAACACATTTGCAAGTTTAGTTGCCTCACTGGCAACATTGACGGTTGCTGCTCTATATGGAGAAATGAATGCTAAACAATCCTTTCTTTCCTCAGCAGCTGCTATCAGATAAGATGCTCTTGCTTGCTCAAACTCAATAGAACCGGAAGCACTTCCCTGTATAATATATGCAATATCTGATTCAACTCTATTTGCCAATCTATCAATTGCCGAGGATAAATCTGATAATTGTAAAGTGTATCCTCCAACGTTAGTTTCTTGGTTAGGAGCAGTAGAATAATCCTTTCCTCCTGAAAGAACAAATGAAACATTGCCAACTGAATTGAAATCAGTATCAACTGATGATGTTCCCCAAACTCCTAATGACGGTGAAGATGTAGTGAATCCAGAAGTGAAATTAGAAGAAACTTCGGTTATTCCCCAATAAGCATCAGACCCTAATACGTCTCCAGCAAAGATGTATCTAGAATTTAATGAAATGTAATCCTTGTAATATACCTGCTCAGAAGGAGAAATTACAGTATCTGTTGCCTTAGAAAGATTTCTAAAGACTTCTAGAATTTCTTGAGGAGTTCCAGAAACTGGAGATGCTTTAGCATTGTCAACAATTACAACGTGAAGGGCATCGTTACTTCCATTTCTGCTGGAAACATATTGATTAGTTCTTGGTTTTGGAGCAACTGATTTCCAAAGTACAGTTTGTCTGTCTCCATTTGCAGTATTTAAAATATACTGTTGATTATACCAATCGGAAATTGAAGTTGGTGTTGTTGTTGCTACTCCAACTCCAGAGTTATTTACAACAGTTAGAGATGTTGATGATTTAAACTCATAAATTCCTCTTTCTGTATACTCTTGATCGGTCTCCGTTCCAGAAAGAACTTTGCTAACTACTTTTACATAAAATTCAGAATTTCCAATACCAGAAATAATCCCCTTTAAATATCCTCCAGTCACTGTTTGGGTCACCCCATATCCGACTGATACTCCAGAAGTACTAGCAACTGAAACGACTTGATCCGCAAAATTATCAATTACGCATATTTTAAGACCATCTGCCCAATATCCTGGATTTCTTGCTGCCCAATAATAACCAGATGAGACTGAGTTTTGATAATCTTCATAATTTTTTAATTTTAAATCGATTGTCCCAGTTGTTGAAATTCCTGCATTCGCATTCTTTAAGTTAGTAGAATCTGCTCTTACAACTCTTAAACTTCCACCATATGACATAAAGTTAGATGCTGAATACCAATACTCGTAATGGTAATCAGTCATTGAAGGCGGACCAAAAACGTCCAATAAATCTCTTTCTGATGTTATAGTGATTACTTCGTCTACTGGACCTCTGGAAAATGGTGCTGCAATTCCTGCTGCTAACTGGGAAGTGGGATTAACCGAACCTCTAGTTAAATCTACTTCTCTAATTGTAATTCCTGGAGATGATAAGCTTAAAGCCATTTTGACTCCTCTAACTGCTTCATTTTTTATCTAAAAGTATTTATAAATTTGCCCTTTTATCTATACTCCCACATATATGACCTATCTCCATACTCATCTACATGCCATATATCTCCGTCTTTATCGATAAATTCTTTCTCGTCATCAATTCCGGTTAAAATAAATCCAAACGGTGCCATATCTTGATCAATTTGTTCTTTTTGTTCTTGATATAATCTCTTTCTTACATCTTGATCAGTCAGTTCCTTAAAATAATCCTGAGCAACTAACCAGGCATAAATGACTAAGCACATTGCTAAGTCGTCATTACAACCATCTTCTGCTTCAAACGAATTGTGTTTTTGAATGAAAGTTGTCAACTCACTAATAATTTCATAATCATTGAAGATCAATTTATCCTCTTCAATCATTGTTTTTAGATTTAAGCATCCAACTTTTTTCACCGTCTTTGACATCTTTAACCCAAGTTGAGTTTTCTTTCCAGAGAATCCTTGTCCTACTATCTGACCTGCTCTACCTCGCATAGAACACATAAGAAGATTCTGATACTCTAGATCATATTGAATGATTGCTGCTACTTGATCCCCTACATCATTGACCTCACATAAAATAAATGCACTATTATATGCTTTAGCAACATCGTATATAATTGAAGGGAATATCATAGGCTTAATTTCATTATTTCTATATTTTGCGACTATTCTATGTGGAAAAGTTGTGATATCAAATACTACAAATGCTGAGTAATCATTTCCGACTCCTCTCGCAACGTCAACTGTAATTACATAATCGTGTTCCTTCTTTGATTCTTCATAAACATCCAACCCTTTATTTTGCTTAATTGGATTATCATACACTAAACTTTTCAACTTACTTGGAGCAATTAAGGTATCTACCGATCCTAAAAATTCGCATTCGAACTCAACTTTGAATTGCTGCTCAGAAGTATTGGCAATAGTCTGTGCTTTCCATTTAGAGTCTCGTCCAGGAACTTCTGACCAATGAACTTCGGTAGGAACATATTCGTTCATTCCTCGTTCTGCGTCGTGCCACATCCTATAGAAATGATTCATTCCATATGGAGTAGAAACTATAATAACCTTAGTACTTTGTCCAGAAGAAATAGTTGGATATACTGAAGCAAAGAATTGGTCTGCAATATGATTTGGAATAAACGCAAATTCATCTAAGAAGATGATATTATATGATCCACCACGAACTGCAGATGCTGACGTAGAGGCAGCTAGAATCTTTGATCCGTTCTCTAACTCCATAGATCCTTTGTTCCAGGCAAGAATGCCCTGCTGTAACCATTTGGGGAGATTTTCATACGCAGTTTGCAATCTTGATAAAAGATCCCTAGCAGTAGATGCTTTGTTTGCAAGAATTGCAATATTGACATTATCATTAAAAATTGCATAATGTAGAAGATACGAAACCACAGTAGTGGATTTACCTGTCTGTCTAGGCATCTTACAGATATTAAATCTGTGATGATGGAAGTTTGAAATTAATTTTTCTTGGAAATGATATGGTTTAAATAACTGAAGACCATGATCAAGAGTTACGATTTGGACATAATTTTTTGCAAAATATACAGGATCATTTTTACATTTAACAAATTCAATAATTTGTTCTTGTGTAAATTCTATAGGAGTATTTGCCTTTTTTAATAAAGGATTACCTAAGTAAACATTATCACTCATAATTTAATAAATCTCCCTCCATCTTATAGAAACTCCAACATTAGTACTGGTGTCACTTATATTACTTACACGAACTGAAAAAATTTCTGAATCTGTAGAATCATAATTTTGAGATAAGAAATTTTTCTTTGAAGTTGGTCCTGATTGGGCATCAGTAGTTGTTGCCGATGGTTTTTGTGCGTTTTGACTTTCTCCGGCAGCATATCCACCCATAAAATCTTCAAAATATGTGTTACTAATACCAGTTGCACTTTCATTAAATTCGACAACTGATTCGGTATTTTCAGAAACCCAAGTTCCTGTTGTATTAATTCCAACAGAACTTCTCAGTTTCACAACTTCATATTTTACATTTCCTCCATTACTAAACACTGTAACATCTTCAAGTTTTACAGTTGCTCTATTTGGATATCCCTTGAATGAGTTTTTAAGTCTAATTGCAATAATTGGAACAGTAGTGCCAATCCCAACAGTTCTAAGATTTGTTGTATGTGAAAATTCCCTACCAGACTCTGTATATCCACCTTCACTCATTACAGTAGAACAAATCTGAATGAAAGATCCTCCAGCACCTACTTGTGTTCCAGTATTTCTAACCTCACACCTTACTGGGAGGTTTGGATTAGACATATACACTGTTGGAAGGTGATTTGAATTATAAAATTCGTGAGCAACGATATTATATCCGTCTATACTAAATCCACAACGAACTCTGCCAACCCCTAACCACTCAAAATCTGTCATGAATAATTGAGTTTTGGTAATATCTAAATTGAAACCAGAAGGTCCATTTCCGTCCAGAGTATCTTTATTCCATTCTGATTGAGTAACTCTTCTATCTGAAGCAATACCAGTTACATAAGATCTAATTACAAAACTTAAAGTTCCGTCTGGTGCCTGCTCAAAGAAAATTCCATCCCTATCATCAAAATATCCAGTTCTCTTGTAGACATTTTGCTGTGCCGTACCAAAATTAAATGTTGAATAAATCACCTGCGATTTGCCAGGCATATAGTGATGATATCTCTTTGTTTGATGAATGCAGTATCCATCAGTACTAATTCCAGAACTTAAAATTGCTGCTGCCTGATTTGCATCAAAAGTGACCGTTGCTCCAGTTCCCACCTTCACATCTGTAAAATCAGGATCAATAGAATAAAGATGCTTATAGTCCCCAAGGGTATAAGGACTTGATGATCTTAGTCTCCCAAAAGCATCTCCAGAAAATCCTTGCCCAAGATCTTCATAGATTTCCCCATACTTATTAGCCCTCATATAAACTTCAAAGAGGGTTCTTTCTTGATTCAGAAAGTCCTGTTCATTTTTATTAAATTGTGCCATGAATCAATCACTCCAAGATAATCTTTCTGGTCTATATCTTTGTGCGTTTTTAACTATTAATGAATTTTCAGTAATTGGATAAACATTATGAACAATTGCCCCAGGGTATTCTCTTTGAAGTTGCTCAGCAAGTTCGTTCTTATTCATCATTTTACCTTCAACTTCCATACGATATAATCTTCCCTGCCAAACTACATCAGCAAGAAAAGATTCTTTAGTAACTTCTGATTGTGATGCATTCATATAGAGATTTCCATTGAAATCTCCAGCAATATTGATACTCTCTGAAATAAACTGTTGAAAAGATTTCATTTTAGTTACAGTTCCAACGACGAAGTGCTTTATTAATTCTTGAATCTGGATCTCTTGCAGTTTTTGCAGAAGTGAGTTTGTCCTTCATTCCAGACATACGACTACAAAAATTTGAACGGCGATCTGCTCTCTTACCTTTTGGATTTTTTTCGGTTACTGCTGTTTGAAGTTTTGAACCTGGATTTTCGCGTCGATATGCATTTACTGCTGCCTGACTTAAACCATCTGTTTTATCTTGGCGATTGACTTTTTGCCAGTCTTCGGATAGTCCAAAATCTGATCTCCAATTTGAATACTCAACTAAATCATTTTCTGGTTCATAGTGTGCAACTTGAACAGTAGATGTTCTTTTAGCAAGTGGCAATTGTGGTCCAGTTCTTTTTAAGAAAATTTCTTTTTCATTTGGATTATCTGTACTAGAACCTTTATTATAAAGTTTTTGTGTTCTTTGTGCTTCTTTGTGTTTTTGTGGATTAATTGGTGGAAGCATTTGCTCATCAACTTCCCTAAGTTTTCCTGCTTGTTTAAGAAGCATAATTCTTTGTTTAGGAGTGAATTTATCTTTTCTATCCATAATTTTTTTAACTGCTATGTCAAATGGTTTTTTATCTGACATAGAATCAGTGTCTGCAACTTGCTCTTTCATCTCACCACTATCAACATAATCTGCTGCACTATCTAGATAATCTGCTGCCTTAGTAATTTTTGATTGTACCCATGCTTCAATATTACCTTCCCCCTTCATTTTCTTTTTAAGTCTCTTTACTGCAGAAGCAATAGTTGAGAGTTCTGATCTTGCCATTGAATGTTCGTGATCATAAGATTCTGGAAAATTTCCAGGATGAGGAGTATTTGGGTCATAATCTTTACCTAAAATACTCGGTAAAGAATACATATCCCAAAAATTTGGACCATATTTACATTGCGAACGAGTCTCATCTTTTTTACACTTTGGACAATATCTGATCATTTCTAATCCCTCATTTGCTGGTACACAATTTGGAACAATTTTTTTACCTTTCTTTTTCATACCTTCTTGTTTATATCCATCCCAACATGCCTCTGATTTTGTTCCCCAATTATCTGCACCAACTTTACGGCACTTGACAAGTGCTCCAGACGCATATGCACTAGGCCAAACTTTATATCTGGATTTTACTTTACTGTAACATGCATCTTTCTTTTCATTGATAGAACTTTCTAAACATTGGCAAGGATCATATTCACATATTGGACAAGTTTCTTCTCTAACCATTTTTGCTTTACCTCTTCTATTTGGATTTGGATCTTCTTTGCGTTTTTTTGCAGTTCTACTTTTTTTCTCTGCAGTACTCATCGCGGCAGCATCATCCGCATCACGACAAAATGGTTTTGTTTTTTGTCCAGGTTGTTTAGCGCACGGTTTGCCCTTATATTTTCCGGATACTTGTATCCAACCACCACCTTTAAACCAATCACGAAGAGAATAATCAGGATCTCCCGATCTCTTATTATCTCTTCTACTTTCATCTAAAACATCAATTTCTTCCTTCACATCTTTAAATTTTTTATGATGTTTTTTTGCAGAAGATTCCATTTTTTTCAAACGAGTATAATAATCTGGTATTTCATCTAAATGTTGAAGAGCAATATCAGTTGCAAGATCTTTATCTTTTGTGTGCTCATGCTCAATAGGAATTCCCATCTTAAGTTGATTTGCTACAAAAGAAACTTCAAGACGATGCTTCTTTGCAATTTCTTCAACTGATTTATGAGATTTTATTTTATGCACAACAATAAGTAATTACTCTTTATTATTTAGAAAACCTTGTTTTAATAACTTAGAAAGTTCTGTGGTTGAACCAAAAAATACGGCATTATTTGTCACATTAGTTGTTGTTTTTACTTTATCCTCTTCGACATCCTTTAATTTTTTTTGAAGATCTATAAGTTTATCAGTTGTGTCCGCAACACTTTTAATCAATTGACCAGCAACCTCATATGCTCTGGGACTTCCTCCCTCTCCAGCAATTTCCATAATTCCATCAATTGCTTCCTGACCCTTTTCAATTAAAGAATATAAATTTGCGCGAGTATACTCATAATCTTTTTTAATATCACCATCTCTTAAATCTGTAATGTTAGATTTTGAATCTACTTCAACTATATTTCCACTTTCATCGTCGAAATTATTGGATAAAGAATTTTGCATATGATTTTAAATATCAGTTTGTTGAGTTGGACTGTACTGTTTACCATCAAAGAACATTTCAAGTGATTCTGTAAATCCATAATCATCATCAGGATTAGCATCAATTGGATCTGGGACAACTGTATACCGCATTTCTCTTTTTGCAGTAGTTCTGTCAGTTCCGGTATAGTAATCAACTTGTACCTTTCTAATAAGACCATCGGTAGTATCAGAAATTGGACCAAATAAGTATGTTTTTGCAGTAAAGTTAAATGTATATATTAAAACTCTTCTGGTTGAAAAGTCTCCTTCATAGTCATCCGTAAAGGTAACACTATCTAAAACAATTGGTATGTCTCTTTTTTCTCCTATAGAATCAAGTAGATCGATAGTTAAATTAAATGATGGTTGAAAAAATGGTAAAATTTGTTCAGTGACTTGTAATGCATCATCCTGCAATTTTGATATTAAATTTAATTGAAATCCAATGTTATATGGAACAGGTAAAAAAACCTTTTTTAAATTAGTTCCATCTGTAGCTTTAAATGTTTGAGTAACACTTGCCTTTCTTGCAGGATCATATTGAATTGAAGTCATTTCAAATGATAATCTCGGTAGCGTAATTGCTATAGGTTTGTTTAAATCCGGTTGTTGCTCAATCCTAGCTAAAAACTTTTGTATTGGTCCATATGCTAAAGGAACTCTTATTTCATTATAAGTATCATCATTTTCATCTAAATGTTTAATGTATATTTTATTAAATAGAGTTCCAAATGCAATAGTTGTTTTTCTAATTATTTGGTGATAAAAATAAGTTCCTAGCATTAGTAATTACCGAAAGGATTTTTTTCTGAAAAATCTAGAATTGAATCTGCTTCTTCTTCAATTTGATCGTTATCCTCATATTTATCTTCAAATTTAGCATTAACTATATAGTTAACACTATATGTTGCAGATGAAGATGATCCAACTATGATATCTGATGGAATAAATGATCCATTAGTAGTTCCAACCCTAAGTATATTTTCGGTTTTATCCCAAGATTTCACTCTTGCAGTTGCACCAGAAATGGATCCAGTCACAATTTCATTATTAGTGAAAGTACCAATACCAGTAAAGATTGGTGGTGGTGAAATAGTTACTGTGGGACTTAAAGAATATCCAATTCCAGCGTCAGAAATTAAAATTTGATCTACTGAATTTAAATTATTAATTAAAGATTCACCAATTGCAGTACCAAAACCAGAAATTGGCGAAGAAAATGTTACTAGTGGTGCAACTGGGTATCCACTACCTGCTACTAATATTTCTACAGTCCCAATTCCAACAGAATCTGTAACTAATAGGCATGTTGCCGCAGCGCCAACACCCACACCAGTTATCGTAACTGTAGGTGTTTCTGTATATCCAGCACCAGGATTGGTAATATAAATTTTATCAATAGAATATGCTCCATTTTTTTCTTTGATTGTTGCAGATGCAGTTGCCGTCTGTCCCCCAAATGGTGCTGGCGAAATAACTACCGATGGAATAGATGTATAGTTATATCCATCATTATTTAAAAATATTTTTCTTACATATCCAGTAACAGTGTTTGCATATCCAACTGCTTGTTGTCCAATAGATATAAGTTTAAGAGTGGTGATATAACCTTGATCTTCTAGGGTAGAATCAATTTCTTCTACGGTAGTATTAATATTATTCCATCCTCCCATTTCATCCTCATATTCAAATAATTCACATTTTAATTCATAAACGAAAAGTTTTCCTAATTGATAGAATGGATTCTCGTGCTCAACAAATTTTACCTCAAATATTCTTCTTCCAAGAGGAAAATATATTATATCGCCTTCTCTTGGTCTGGTTGATAGTTCAATTTCCTCATCATTCATGGTTTCCAAAAATGGAGATATAAAGTCCTCAAATCTTTCTCTTGATATAATTAGACTTAATTCATCCTTTAAAGTAACACCAAATTTTGATAATATGTCACCTTGTCCAGTATATCCATCATAATTGTTAACATAAGCTTCTATAGAAAAATTGTCATCAAATTTTGAAGAAGTTATTTCTCTTATTATTGTTTCTTTTCTTACAAATTTTCTTGGAATATAAACTACTTCTACTCCATAGATTTTTAATTGCTCATTTATTAACTCCTGAACAAGTCTCTGTTCACTTGGGGAACCTTGTAGAAAAAAAGGATTAAGTGCCATTATCCGATAAAGTCGTATGGTGGAAGTTCATATTCTAGAGCCATTCTCTGTTTAATATCCTCTATTTCTTTTTCTCCATCCTCATATAATTCCCTACCATTCAACTCAATTCCACCAGGAAGTTTAACACCCCTAAACTTAATTAAATTCTGTCCCCACTGTCGTTTCATTAAAGCAGTTAAGTATTTTTTTACAAAACTATCATTATATACTTTAGTGAAATCATTTGGGTCTAGTATCCTATAACAATCTATTACAATAAATGTATCTTTAGACTTTGCGTTCCAATCGATATCCAAATATAGTCTATTTTGCCTTTTATTAAATCTAATCTGTTTGTCCGTTGAAAGTAAAAAATCAATGTCTTCCAAATAAGACTTTACCATTGCATATTGTAAAAGTTCTACAGAATTAAAATAATATAAATCATTTAAAAATAGTTGATATTTTATGCTCCACATACCACCAGAAATTGAACTAGTATCAAATTTAAATATCTTTTCAATTCCTATAATTGAATCTGGAACTTGAATAAAATTTGAATTTTCATAAAAATTGAAACTAGTTGATCCTATTCCAGATATGTTACTATTTCCAGTAGTAGTAACAACTCCTACTCCATTTGGACTTTTTGCTTTACCTCTATTTAAATCAGCTTCTGTAATTTTATATTTTAAATACATTCTTTCCACACCGTCAAAGTGCCTCTCATTAAAATATTGCAGTGTGTCATCAACTAAGTCATCAATTTGTTCATCTGCTAAATTGATTTCTAATATAGGAGATCCTAACCTTCTTAAGCAGTAATCAATTAATTCTTGTCTACTTGTAGGCTTTGACATTAAACGGACTCCTTTTAAAAAGCAAATTATTATCTAGTAACCCCTTCACTCACTAACACCATGCCCTCAATAACTCTGGTTTTAGTACCATCTTGATTTTTAGTTAATATAACATCATAAACATATCTTCCGGGTTTCAAGTTTGTAGTTTCTTCAGCAGTTAATGAAATTCTAATACTTCCAGATGATAATGGTAAAATTGCAGTAGTAGCAAAACTAACGGCATTTAAACTTCCAGAATATTTTCTCAACTGCGAGGTTATAGTGTATCCATTTAAATTTAATTCTTCATTTGTATCAGACGCTACTAACTCATAGGATTGACTAAAACTAGAACCCGAATTAATTACAATATTACTTACATATGAGGCTGCCATCTACCTAATATTCACTACAATATATTTATAAATCGATTTTCCCAAGAGATGAGATTGTTTCTTGTTGCATTAAATACATTTTGCAATAAAGTTTTGCAAATATTTTTAGTTCATTTGTACTTAATTCATCAATTATTCTTGAGTGTTTTTCATATTCAAACATTTTATCAATACTTTTTAATTCTATTTTATTTGGATCCATTTAAAAATTCCCTCAATAAAGTTTTAATTTCATCAATATCTTTTTTAATGTTTTCTATCTCCAATTGTTGTTTTTTTCTGTTATTAACACTAATCATATACTGATTATATGATTCGTTATCGCAGTTTATTATAGCACCTGTTTTTTCATCACGATATAAATTTGGATGACCTTCTACTGGAATCATGCTAATGCAATACTCCTTAAATCTTTAAATCTTGGAGATTTTGCCTGATCAGTTCCAGACATAACTATTTTAATTGTGTAACCGGTAAATGATCCAAGATTATTTGCAGTAAATTCATAATCTAAAAATTGATCATCTAAACTTGCTGGAACAAATGTATTTGGTAGTCCACTATTTTTAGAAATATCAACAGTGTCTAAGTATCCATCATTGTTATTATCTATTGTTAAATTATTATATCCTGGGAATAGTTCAAATGATTGTTCAATTTCACTAGAATCAGGTCTAATCAAACTGTAAAGAACTCTAAAGTCAGCAGAAGAATGTCTGTATGCGCTTATTATAACCTTAAGAGATGTTGCTGGTTGTGCAAGACGAACAGTATTTGAAATGTAAATAGAAGCATGTGGATCATTATTAATACTGTTAGATCTACTATCATTAATATAATCTGAAACAGGTTTATTCAATCTATTACTTCTAAATTCTGCAGCACAATCCTTCCAGAAAATTATTGGAGATACATTAGAATCAGTTGTATCAATATCTACTTTTAATGTAAACGACTTACTTCTTGGCATAGCAGTCAAATAAGTCTCTTCATTCACATCAGAACAAACTATTCTAGTTGTACTTAATATATTTTCTTCTTCAAATTGAATTGGTTCATATCCCTGATCTAAGAAAGAAATTTCATTACCACTTACACTTGTTCCACTAACAGTTTTAATTTCTCCACTTGCTGAAGTTGCCGAACTTGGAGTTATTAATGCAACATGAGGTACTATTGTATTGAATTGAATATTTTTTGTTGATTTAACTTCTGTTCCACCGCATATTTGTTCAGTATTGAATGAAAGTTGTGGAATTCCAGTAGGAGAATTATCAGAACTTCTGTCGATACCATTTAAAGATCTATCAAATTCTATATAATGTTCATCTATATCAATTCCAGTATCACTAATATCATGAGTTGTGTTAATTCTTCTTAATGAAACACCACCAAGTTCATATTTGTAAACTAATGAATTTAAATCATGACTAGTTGGTATTGTTGAATCTATTCCTCTAGTTAGTGTTAACAACTGACTTTGGCCAACAGACTCATATTTTATAATCTCATCATCAATTTTTATATATCCAGCAGTATTGGAATTGAATACATTAAGACCTTCAAAAATTCCAAAATTAGATGTAGATGCAACACTTATTGTCGTATCAGATGAAGATAGTGGTATTGATAAAGTTGTTGGTTGTATATCAGAATCAACATTAAATAGTTTTAATTTATTATTTTTGGCATACATTCCATGATGATAGTGCTTAACTCCAAAATAATTTCCAGAATATAGACCATCAAAAGGAGCAGATCTGGATAAAACACTTGTAGATGCAAGTCCAATTGGATTTCCGGAGTTGTCGTAGTAAACTAAGGTACAAATACCAACATTATAGAATGAAGATCCTTGAACATTGGTAAGATATATGGTATCAAGACCATTAATAGTATCAATTGTAATGGTCGCATTTTTTCCAGATTTGGAAGAAGTTGATGCAGTAACTATTCCAATTACATCACCCGGTGCATAACCATGTCCAGAACTTTCAAGTGTAGCCGCAGTTATTTGACCAGAAGATGATGTAATATTTAAAGTTAACCCTGATCCTTTACCGGTAATATTGAAAGTTTCCACAGAAGAAGATGTTGAATAATTTATTCCTCCAGAACTAATTCCAATAGTACTGACAGCACTTCCCGTACTTTCAATATATCCATAACTACCGGAATATGTGGGAGTCTGGGAAGAAATTTTTCTTCCAGCAGTTAAAATTCCAATTATTCCCGAATCAGAAATTGTGGTAATGCCAAGAATATATTTTCTTGGTAAAATATTAATTGGATTTTGATCTAAAATTGGAACATATCCATTACTTTGGTCTAATGTTGGATTATGGAATAATACACTAGCAGATTTTGAAGTGAAATTTGCTTTATAAAGTTTAAATTTTAAATCTTGATATTGATTCGCTGTCCAAATAGAACCATTTTGAGATTTGAAGAGACTACCAATAGCAAATTGTCTTGTGTATCTTACAGCTTGCGAATCTGGAAGATTTGCAGTCTCTATAGTCTTTTCCCCCATCTCCGCAATCCAAACTTCATATTGATCACTTTGTGGTGAAAGGAGAACAATAGAATACTCTAAACCTGGTGCAAGATAAATGGGTTCATTAAATGTTACTTTAGTTGCAACAGAGGCATTAGCGGATACATTTATTTGACTTGGATTTAATGTAACTGGTTTACCTAATATAATTAATGTTGGTGTACCTAGTTCAACTGTCCTAACCTCAACTCTTAATGGAGCATTATTTGAATCTTTTCTAGCAAAAAATAAATCAACTGCTGTCAAATATGCTCCATTTATATCTTCATTTGGAACATTTCCATCTGCAGATTCGCCAAATTCACCAACACTAAATGATTGTGCAAGAGGATCGTGCCTCTGGGCAACTCTTGTGATTGTAGTTGTCTGTAATCTAGTAATAGTAGTTGTTGTAGTTATTGTCCTTTGTCTTTGTTCCCAAGTACCTTCTGCATTATATACGGTTTCTGCAGAAGAAATTGAAATACTTCCTGGAAGTGGGGTTTGATTTGATGAACTTGATGATATCTTATAAACTTTAGAACCAGTTGCAATTCTTACAGATGGTGGAGGAACACTATTTGGATCTCTCAAGTAAAATGCACCAGAAACAAAACCATTAAAATCTGTAACTAATCTTAAATCTTTTACATATGCAACTGCACCACTTGTCTGACCAACTAACTTCATACCAACAGTTAAGAATCCCGAATACAGACCTTGAGCTTCTGTGCAAAGTGACTCTATATCAACATTTATAGTTTTTGATGATGGACTATATTCTTCTGGAATAGATTCACTTATTTGATATGGATTTGCTGTATAAGTTACAGATGGGTTATTGAATGGACCTTCTTTATGGTTAGACTTTGCAACCCTAAATGTTATTTGAGCACCATTTCCAATACCTTTTACAGTTTCACCAACTTGGAAAGAACCTGAAGAACCATAATTTTGTAAAGATAAATCTGATGCAATTTCAACTAATTTTGGAATAAAATCAACTCCACTATTTCCATCTAGAAATTGATAAACTCTAGTAAGAGGTTTTAAGTTAACTGCACTAAATCCAGTATTTCTAGACCTCATATAAAGCTCTACACCACTGGCAACTAATCTATCAACAGTCTGTGAGGTAGTTTGAGTTCCAACAGTACTTACAGATGTTTGTCTTCCTGCAACAGCACCTGCAACTCTTCTAGTTGTTGTTAACCATACTTCATTAGTTTGATTGACTGTTATATCATTTAATCTAATTGATCTCACCCAATTATCTCTGGATGGACTTAATGATATTGAACCACCATATGAAATAATATTAAATGGATTTACATTCTCAGTCCTTGTGGCAAATGTTTGCTTAATCCAATCAATAGAATCATATTTTAAGGTAATAGCATCTCCTGTTTTTTGTGCATTTGGGTCAAATAATGTAAAATTAGTGGATAAATCTAAATCATTATCAGATATTTCTGCAAATGAAACTGGTTTAAGATTTAAACTATTTCTATTAATTTCAGTAATTAATTCGTCTCCAACTCCACTTACTGATATCTTTGCCCTACTAAGATCAATAAGGTTTGTATTTTTAAAATCATCTACAAAAAAACCAGTTTTAAATCTATTTAATCCCTGAGCATCTTGTATTTGTAATGTTTGTGTACTAAGTTCTAGTAACGATAAAGATGTTACTAGTTCTAAATTTTCTACGCGATCTTCAATTTTTCCAATATCTCTCATAGTATATCTTCTATTGTCAACCAAAGATACTCGACAGTCTTTTGGATTATAGAGATATGGTGGTAAGGTAATTGTTGCTATTTCCATCATCTCATCAGGATTATTTGGTTCTTTAGGACTTACTGATGGAGTTCCTCTAATTACAGTAAATACTCCCAATTTATCGAGATATAATTTATCAATTCTTCCCAGGTAAAAATCATAACCAACTAAAGAACTTTCATTTGAAGAAACAATTAACTTTGGTTCTGTTGAAAAATTACGCGATGAAAAATCAAATGGTGAAGATGAATTTCCGGTAAATATAGAGACTCTTGGTCTAAAATCTAAAGTATCTGAAGATCTTATATTATTTTTTCCAATGGTTGGTATTTTATCTGTAAATAGTTTTTGCTCATAACTATTTACAGTAAAAACATCTCCCGTATCTGACGCTGGAACCGAATAATAATCGAATATTACTAAAAGTTGTCTTGATGGAGATTTTTCTCCCGATTTTCTAATTAGTCTTGAATAATCATAATATTGTTCCTTTTGACCTTTATCTAAATCAAATTTATAAGTTACATTTCTATAACTACCAAGAGTAATTGATGATAACGATGTTAAAATATTTGATTCTTCAAATTTAATATTTTCACCAATTATAAATTTACTAGAATTTAAATAAACTATACCAAGTGTATTCGCAGAAGGTTTACTTACTACTCTTGCAATTGCATTACTCTTAGATCCTATAATATTTTCACCTATAATTGCATTATTATCAACATTTGCCACAGAACTAAATGAAAGTGAATCTAAAATAGGTGGATTAATATCTAAAGATTCATATACGGCAATTATATCAATAACATCCGGATAATTTAAACAAATCTCTTCATCTTGAACTCTTAACCCATAAAATTCATTATACACTAATCCATCATTGATAGATGTATTTTCACCAATTCCAGACTGTGGATTTTTAGATAACGATATGTTAATTGTCTTTGATCTATTGTATTGTTTAATTTTGCTCTGTATTCCAAGTTTTACAAAAGTAGCATTAATTGATGATATTTGTTTGTTTGATATGCTTGAAAATGTAACCTGATTTAATGAAGGATTGATTGAAACCTTATCTGAAGTTAATTTTTCTACTGTACCATCAGAATAAAAAATTGAATATCTCTCTTCATCAAATGCTTCAAATTTTGCAGTTGTTGAATTTATACCAAGATTAAAATTAGTAGTATCAACAGTTAATTGACCTGAAATTGGTGTAAAATTGGTATTTGACTGAGCAGAAAAAGTTATTGTAGATGAATTTAAATTTACAGAGGAAATATTATTGGCAGTTAATTGTGCATATAAAAATCCTTTTTCTTCATTTAAGATTTTAGATGTTTGTGCAGTTCCCACAAATGCTGTGGTAAATCCAGTAGGTTGAGATTGAAATACTGATTTCACATCACTAATGCCATATGGAACAATAGATTGTATTGTTCTACTATATTTTTCAGACCCATTAATTTGAATTTGTTCACCAACAATAAATGTTCCAGATGTTTGTCTTAAAGTTATTGAAGTTCCAGATCCAGAAAATGCGGCATATCCACTTGCACCACTGCTCATACCCTTGACAAAGGATGTTACAGGAAGTTCTGTGGATGATAATGATTTATTTAAAGTTAAGACTGTATATGTCTGAACATCAAACAAATATAAATCCCAATTTGTAGAATTTCCAGTGTATGCAGAATCTGTTAATCTAAAATCGTAAACTCTTGCAGATCCAATAGTTGTACCTGCCGCAACAGTATTACTATTTTTTACTTGATTTTGTAAAGAAACAATCTCTCTTTGTTTTGGTGCTCCACTTACATTATTAATCCTAAGTAAATTTCCCATTTCAAACGGAATATTTACATTAGATTCTGTTTGTGTTGTTCTAGGTTTTTCTACATCAATTATTTCTACACCAGTTTTTTCTATGTCGTAACCTCTGACATAAGCTTTCCCTGGAGAGAATTTTATACACATTAAATCATCAGAAGGTGTATTTCCTTTTTCAGTTTTTTCAGTATCAAAAAATAATCCATCATTACCAAGTCTGTTATTTAAAGAATTATTTAATGAAAACTGAAATGGAGTTACAACATAATTTCCAGATTCATCATAAGTTCTTTGTGCAAGATAATCTTTTATTATTGAATAATTTGATTTTGTTTCTAATTTTTTAATTGCACCTTCTTTAACTTGTACTAATTCAACAAAATCAGTATCATTGCTATCAGATAAAAGTTTTTTAGTTAAAGATAAAGATATTTTTAATCTATCCGCACCTGGTGCAGCATAGTTGGTAAAACCCTTTGCATTATCATATAAGAATGAATCATCCTTTGCGGTTATTATTTGTTCATTTACTCTTAATCCAACTCTATATGATGGAGTATTTGTATAATAATCTAAAACTATTGTTTGCTTTTCAACTTTAACAAATGTGCCTCTGATAAAATAAATTCCTTCACTAATTGATACTGCAGATCCTATTGATGATGCATCTGATGAAATTGTTGTTGAAAATGGAGTTCCAGATACTATAGTAGTATTCCCATAAACAACATCTTCAAATGCATATAATTCTTCATTATCTTGAAATTGATTAATTTCAAGATTTGAATCAGAATCAATATATTTTACATAAATTGTTGGATATTCTACTTCCGAACCTGGGAATTCGACATGCTGTATAATAGCAGTAATTCCAGATATTTGCCCTGCAATTTTTTTACCAATAAAAGTTTTTAAATATGAAGTTACATATACATTGTATTGAGTTAAGTTTAACTTTACTGCATAAAAATTATTATCATAAGTTACACCTCCTGGAATTACAACAGATCCTTCTTTGAAAATATGGCTACCAAAGGATTCTATTTGATTTTGAAGTATTGATTGGAGAGTATTTACTTCTCTTGCCTGTATAGGTGAACCAGGTTTAAATAATACCTTATAATAATTTTTATCTTTCGCACCCTGGTCTTTCTGCGAAAAATCATCAAAATATGGACTTACATTTAGATTAGTTTTTTGGGCCATTTTTTAAAATTCCAGGATAATTTTAATGTCTTCTTTTTGTCTAGAATTTCTTTCAATTATGGATCTATTATCAATGTAAATTATGTCTCCAGACTTATTATTTATTTCTGGATTTGCTAATCCATTTTGAAAACTAACTCCAAGACCTATAATTTTATTGGAAATTGTTGTACTAATTCCAGTAAAAGATCCGATAGTAGCAGAAAATGAACCTGCTTCATTAGAAACTGACTTACCGGACTCAAATGATAATTTAGTATTATTTGAGTTAAAGAATGATGACATACCAACAAAATCTACATAAGATGAATATCCCCCTCCTCCAAAATAGAGAGAGCGATCTTGTATGTATTTTAAAACTTTTGTATCGGAATCATATGAAACAACATAACCATATGCAGTACCTCCAGTAACATTTTGTTTTATTACATCCCCAACTGAAGGAGATCCAATGATACTACCATCAAACCTCATGGCATAAACTGAAGAAAACTCTGATTGAGTATAAACAGATGTATTAATTCCAGTAGAATCATATACAGTTGGATTTTTTATAATTCCAATTTGAGCAAATTTAGTATCGACTGGGAAATCTTTTGTCGAATCATCAAATCTAGCATAGATTAAAACTTTATCTGCACCCAATTCCTTATAAAGATCAAATCCATGACCTTTAGATGGGGGTATAATTGGAATTAATTCCGCATAAATTCCTGGATTAGATCCAGTAGTTAAATCAACTAAAGCATAAGTATAATCTTTTCCACCAGAAGTTACTATAACATCAGTTATTTTACTTGATGTATCAATAGTAACAGAAACTGTTCCTCCCGAACCATCACCAACTAAATCACAATTTAATGGACCATCTGTAGTCGCCGGATATCCTAATCCTGGATTTTGTATATAAACTTTTTTAATTTGATTTCCGTTTATAGAAGAATTTCCGTTATCTCTAATTGCAGAAATTTGAGAGTCTGTTGAAAATTCCCAATCATTTGGTAATGTAATATATTCTGTAGAATCAAATTTAATAATATCACTTGGAGAAATAGTATAAAGATATTTCCATGTATATCCATCAGAAGATCTTGCGGGTTCCAAATCTGTGAATGTTGGTTCAACTTGAGATGCATTACCAGTTGGATTTAACCCACTTGAACCATTATCAATACAAATATACACTCTGTAATCTGAATTTATTACATAATAATTTGCATCATAAAGTCTCAATGAACCTGTAACTGGAGATAGATTTACTACACTATAATCAGGTCTGTACATCTCATATTTTTGTCCAGAAACCCAATTTATTTTTCTAATTACTCTTCTTATATTTGCACTTGAAACTTTTTTTCCAAATAAAATTGTTGATCCATAATGATTTAAATAATCAATATTATCTGTAGGATTTGGTGTATTTGTATCCCAGTTATCAGTTCTCCCAAATCCAACTGTAGAAGGAGCCGGATTTGGGAGACCAACAAAAACATAATAAGAATTTGTAGAATCCTTAACAGAATTTATAAAATTATTTGCATTAAGTATTCTAAATTGATCTGTTACAATTGCAGACATTTGAATATAGGTTTTTTTGTATTTATAATTGGTTAAATCTCTTTTTTAATTGGACCAATTCCTCTTAGTCCATAACCTCTTCTTTGAATTGTTGGGAATGTCGATAACCCAGAATCAACAATATATCCAGAAACTCCTATTGATATTGGAGAAGATGATCTTGAGAATCCACTTAATTTACCCCAAGAGAATTTACCTATTGAAGATCCAGTTGTTGCTATTCCAACAAGATAAGAATTTGAAAGAACATTGCAAGTAATAATTCCAACAGAAGCATTGAATGCACTAATATTGTAAATATTATCTAAGAAAATTGTTCCAACTCCAACTACTTGATTATCTAAAGAATAAATTGAAGTTACTCCTTGTCCGACTTTTGTATCAAATATGTAAATTGGTTGACCTACTGACCAATTATTAAATGGTGATACTGATGGATCTATAGTAAATTTAATTGCAAGAGAAGTTCCAATTCCGGATGTTGATGCAATTCCTATTATATTTCCATAAGAACCAGATATTGATGTTATGTCTAATATATTTTCATAAACTGGATCGGGTAATGGTATAATTACTTGAGGAGGAGCAGAAAAAGTGTAACCAAGTCCTGGATTTGTAATTACAATTGGAGTATTTAAAGATCCATTAACTATAGAAATGGTTGCTGTTGCAGTAAATCCAATTCCTACGCCAATTTTAGAGGGGGCAGATATTTTTGCATCTATCGATGCTCCTACATATCCACTTCCAGGACTATTAATAACTAAAGATTGTACAGTTCCAGCACTTGAAATAACTGCAGTAACTGCGGCAGAAACTGGATCATTTGTACCAGAAACAATTAATGCATTAAATTGAGGAATCAATTCATTTTCATAATTAAATAATTCTACATTTTCAACATAAATTTCAGTATCATTGGAATTTAAATCCTTAATAATCTTTGCTGTAGGATAAACCTGAGACTCTATCGAATCTCTTGATTTTGAAATAATTTGATTATTGATAATGAGATCATTTTTTTGTTTAGTCCAATTAACTGGTTTATAATTTTCAATATCTATTCCCTGCAAATTATAAAGTTCAGTTTGAAGTGTATCTGATGTTGTTATATCTACTACAATTCTTTTATCCTGAGTAATTGTATTTTGTAAATATTGATTTGATTTAAAGACTTGAACACTGTCACCAGGTTTAATTGTTTCAGTAATATTAAAAATTTGACTATCCACATCAGTACCTCTGTAGAAAAATATGTCTACATCATCACTTTCTTCTGGAGCTTCACTGAATGTAAATGATGTTCCTCCATCAAATTGATATGCGGCACCAGGTTTTTGCAATATTCCGTTAATGAATATAATTAATAATGAATCAAAATCAATATCAGGATCACTCTTTTCAAAACTCAATAATTGCGAATTGTAAATAAGTGGAAATACAGTTCTACTACCATTTTGTAAATTTTTGATTGAATCGATGTAATCTAATTTGCCAAATTGCCATGCGGAGAAAGAATCATTAAAGGTATCTAAAATTGTTAATTCAAACTCTTGCAGAGGATTATCTAGTCCATATGCAGTAACTAATCCAATAGGTTTGATTACATCACCTTTTTTAAATCCATATCCAGATCTTGTAATTTTAAAGTCTGTTACTTCAAATAAAGTTGAACCTATGCCAGTAGTTGAACTTGCACCAACTTCAACATTTAGTAATAAATCATATCCAGTATCTGTTGTCAAACCAATACCCAATCTTGAAACTCCGATGACTGGAAGATTTTCATAGTTTGGTGGTGAAATTATAATAGATGGATTAGTATAGTTACTTCCACCGTTTGAAACGGTAAAAGATAATGTTCCACCAGCACCAACATTGGCAGAAATAACGGCGGAAGAACCAGTAGAATCTGTTACTGCAATAGAGACTGGGGAGCGATAACCAGAACCCCAATTTCCAGATGTTCCAATTCCAATAGAAGTAATTACACCACCAGAAACTACAGCAGTTACAGAAGCACCAACTAAAGGAGCATATCCTAGTCCTGGAGTAGATCCAAGAGAAACAATTAAACCACCTCGTGGTAATTGATTCATATTAACATCAAAATCCGATATAAAATTACCTACGCCAGTTTCTGTACGGATACCAGAGAATATGATACTACTAATACCTGCATTTTCTACAATTCTAAAGTTATTATCTGGGTTATTTTCTGTTGTTGGTGTTTGGTAAACTCCATTGATAATTACAATTCCATTTCCACCACTAGTTCCTAATCCAACGGTATTGATTCCGCCAACAGTTAATGTAAATGTTTTTCCAATTCCGGTAAAATTCTCAGAAATATCATCATAAACTGTGTTTTCTTCATAATCACTTTTAAGAAAAACTCTACCATTAAATGATGATCTATATTCCAATAAATTATCAATATCTACTCCTACTTGATCTTCTAAACTACCATCTGGAGGTTCTGTAAAATAAATTTTATTACCAAAAATATTGTAAGAACCTCTATAAATTGAAGCAACACTTGAATTAGAATGTGATGTTGCAGAAGAACCCACAAAACTTCTTTTAACCTCAACCAAAGGTATATTACCACTAAAAGTTATTGGACCAGCATAGGATGTACCTAAACCAAGATTTTCTATTCTCATATATTCATTATCAACTTTCAAAATATCCCCAATTTTAATAGATGATATTCCACTTAGACCAAAAATAGTTGCCGAAGAATCAATAGAACCTCCATTATCTACGGTATAATTTAATAATGAATATGCTAATGGTGATTGAATTACATTATCAATTGTTATGATAGTCTTTTCATTTTTCTTGAACATTTCAAACTCATGTGCATTTCCAGAACCTACAGAAGTAAATGTAACACAGATTCCAGACAGTGCATAGTCTTTTCTTGTTGAGATTTTAAATTTATCTGATGAAACACGATAGGCATAAACTTTTGATGGTAATATATCAGTAATTACACCAACATGATTAAGTGTTGATTGTATTCTCATTGCAGAAGCTGCAACCCCAACAAAAGTTGAATTTGGTTTATAAATTAATTCTTCACCAGTACTAAAGAAATGTGGAATATTAAACTCTCCGGTGGATAAATTTAAAATATTTGAATTTGATGGATCAAAAGACTTAGAAAAAATAGGAACATCCTTATAGAATAAGTCAAAATCAAGTTTGTTAAGTTCAGGATCATTTAAAGCAAAATACTTATTAACTTTCATTGATTCTCCAATATTTCCATAACTCAATTCAAGTGGTATATTAAAATCATTTTCTTTATAAAAAATTTGATTGAAACTTAATATTTCAAAATCTCCAGATATATTGTCATCTGGATAAAATTTTAATGATGCTGTTGATCCTTCTATCTCTGCGCCAAAAGTTCCAATTCCAGAAGTACTTCCTACTGAAAGGAAAGGATATTGAGTTACATAAACATTAGTGGAATCAGAAATCATCATTACTTGATGTAATGCACTTGTTTGTCCAATTCCAATTCTAATTATGGATTTGACAGAACTAAAATAATCTCTATCAAAATCTACAACAGTAGATGCGGATGATACATTTGAATATAATGATGAATAATTTACAGATCTTTCTGAACCATCTGGTTGATTAACTGATTTAAATCTATAAATTCCCTCCCCAATATCAGTTGTACCAAATCCAATATTTTTAGATCTAATGGTTACAGAATTATTGGTATTATTAGTATAATTAAATTCAAGAATTCCTCCAGAAATAGAAGCTCCAAAAGATCCTATGAAATTTGAACTTGTTTCTTCATTACTAGTATCGAAATAAAACTCAGATAAATTTGTATTTGTACCGTCATGATCTAAGAAAATCTCAATATAGTTCATTTGTTTTGTATCATTATTAAGTATATTAATTTCAGAATATATTGATTTTATATCTGAAGATAAATTTCTAACTAATGTACAGGTTGATCCATAAGAAACCGTTGTTGTAACACCGGTCATTGTAATAAATCCAATTGATGTGGATCCAATACCAGTAGTAAAATTTTTAAATGCTGTATTTAAGTATTTGATATTGTAACTAGTATTATAAACATCTAATAATGGTTCAAACCTTAAATAAGTATTTTTTAATTCGTCTTTATAACCATAAAGATTTCCTAAGTTAGGATCATATCCAGTTTCTGATGTAAATCCACTTGATATTGATCCTTTCTCTAGAGTATAAATATCATCCTCATCGGTTAAAATAATCAACTCAGTAAACTGAACTTTTGAAAAATCATTATTTGTCATTTGAACAAGATATTTTTCATATTTTCTGGACGGTGCAATTAGTTCAACTAATAAATATGGATTAGAAATTGATGATTCTTCAGATTTAGCAAATTTAGAACTGATATCATCAATTTCTAAAACCCTATTAGTTCTACATTGAATATAATCAGTAAATCTTTTGCTCTTAAATCTTAAATATTCAGATGTATCAATACCAACACTAACATCCTTAACAAGATCGAAATTATTAATTGTATCAACACGATTTTCGTTTATTAGGTCAAAAAGATAAACTGAGTATTCGCTAGAAGTTATTTCAAGATTAGAATTATTAATAATTTCGGTGTCTGAAAAGTTTTTAAGACCTGCTGTATGAAGAAGTCCATTTACTGGACTTACAATAGTACTCCATTCTTGTGAACTTTTTACAGTATATGAAAGATTTTGATAATAATCATTGTCAGGAAGTACTTGTGTATCTTCACTTAATTTACCAATATTATCGGACCATCCAATATTTTTTGTTGTTGAAAAATTAACATTAAAATATCCATCTAAATTTTTAAAATCATTTTTAGATTTTGGTTTTAGTGTTTTATCTGAAGAATAATCAAATCCTTCATCTGTAATTTTAAGTTCAATTATTTTTCCTATGCTATTTGACTTTAAATTGATATTACAATTTTTACCCTTTTGGGAATTGATTTTAGAAAAAATTGGTAATTTTTTAAAATTATATCCTGGAGAAATAATTCTAATCTTTGATACTGATCCGGAATCAGAAGTTGAAGTTGTAACATAGTTTAATTCATTACATTCATTTTGTCTATATGAAGTTTTTTCTGGAGATTTTGAAAGTGATAATAGAAATGTAGTAGTTCCAATTCCAAAAACTTTATGCGACCCATGATAATTACTATCAATAAAAGTAATTTCCGAATAATTCTTTACAGTTTTATCTGATGTACTAATGTATCCAGATTTTTCTAGTGAATAGAAAAGTGGGAAAGGTATTTGATCATCATAAATTAAACTAATAGATGCATTTGTTGAAACTCCAATCGTACCTGTACTAACGATAGAAAATGAATTTGTATTTCCGACTGAAACAAATTCATCTTTAAACTTATTATCATAAAATAATTTAAACTGATACCCAACTAAAGAAGAATCTGTTAAATCAAATACAAGATTGTTGTTTTTTATTACTTTTATTTGTGGATTTACTAAGTAAATTTTTTGATTTGATCCTCCGGTGCTTTTTATTACTATTGTATTTGGTGGAGAAATAATTGAATCATTATAAGTTTCACATAATTTAATTCTATTATCGTCAACTTTATAAACATAATAAAAATCTGTACTTAAACCTGATGCAACTACATTAGCGGTGTATTTAACTTTATCTCCAGTTTTTAAGTTATGTTTTGATGAAGTAATTTCATTAGTAGATGTGTTAATTCCTGAAGAATTGAATGATATAGGATTAATCAGGATATAATTTAAAAGATTATCTCTAATTACTTTAATTGATGTAGATGTTCCAATACCAACCGAAAGATTTGGTTTAACATTTAAACTAATTGTATCATTTACACTCAGTTGATGTGAAGTTGAAAGAGTTACCAATGTAGAAATATTTTCTACATTACCTTTAATTTGATTATAATTAGATTCTAATGAATATTGATAATTATCTGATCCATTAGTGATAAAATATAATCCATTAGTAGATGTTGTTAACCCAATTTGAGTTACAATACCAATATAATCTACAGATTTGCGAATAGCATATACTTTTTGAGTATCTGTAACTAATAAGTTAAATGGAGAACTTCCCGAAGTTTGAGCTACAGAAATTACAGAAGTAGATTGTGGTCTTTTTAAAATTAATTCTTGATTGGTCTTAAATGGATGATTTGGTAAATAAATTGATTGTGTAGGAATTGAAATTATGTTATTTGTTTGAATTCCAATATTATTTGTTACCGCAATTCCTATACCAGAAGTTGTACCTACTCCTATTGAATATTTTGGATTAAAATATACAATATCATTTATTGAAGAATCAAAGTAATCTGAAGATTTATCTATTGTAAATGAATTTGGAGTAAAATATACTGGTGTTGTTGAAGTATGTGAAAGTGACACATTACCTCTAACAACTCTTAATATATCATTAAAAATATTTAAAACTTTTAAAGTTTCTAGTCCAATTTTTATGGAACTACCTATAGAAACATTTTCTGGTATATTTAAAACATAAATATCAGTTACAATTCCTGAAGATGGTAAATTATTTACTAATAAAGAACTAAAAGAAGATACACCAACCTTATGATATCCATTTAAAAAACTGAGAGATGTTGTAAATCCAGAAATATTTACATAATCTGAATTTCTTAACTCATGTGATGGTAAAATAGTTACCCTAATTCTATCTTTATCTTCCCAGGTAAACACAGAATTATCATAAGTTTTTACTGAAGTCTGTAAATTTACAATTTCTTTACCTTTAATTTCAGATACTTCTGCTAATAATCCACCCCCTCCAGAATTACTTTCATCAACCTCTAAACTGTCTCCAATTTTATAATCAATTCCAGCATCAATTATTTCAATATCTTCAATAGATCCAGAGGAAATAGATTCTACTACTGAAACTTGATTGATGGATTGTGTAAAATCATATGTACTATATTCAGGATCTGAAATATATGGATGAGTATTTCTGATTAAATTTGAATTATTGAAATCAAATGTCTGATTTAGACTTTGATTATCCTTTACAAATTTTGATCTATATTCATCTCCAATAAAATATGGAAAACTACCAACAATAAAATTATTACTATTGACAGTTGAAGTTGCAAAGTACGCATAAACCCCATTTGGGAATTCTTTTGTAAAGCAAAATCTACCATTACATTGATCTAAATCCCCAGAATTTGTAAACTTATAATCTTCAATAAAAAATCCTTCTGGGAATTCTGATGGTCTATTTTCAATATTACTGATATTTAATGAATAACCGGATTTTAATCTTTTAAGTTGTGAATTTTTATTCTTTGGATCAGAATATCCATATGATCCATAAATTGGATTTCCATCATATGCCCAACCTATGATTGGTGAATGTGTAACCGCAGTATCTCCAAATTCAGTTTGAACTAATCCAGAATACTCACAAATACTATACTGTAAATTATTGTATGATGATTTTATAATTTCATCAGTAAAATCTTTATTACTTCCTACTGTATTGTATAATTTATTATTATTTACTGTTAGAGATCTAATTTCAGGATCTAATATAGCATTTTTTCCTGTTGATGTAACTTTAATTATTGTATCTGCATATGAATATCCTGCACCAGGATTAATAATAATTACATCAACTATTTTGTTATTACTTAATATTGGTTTTAAAATTGCTCCAGAACCAGATCCACTAACTTCTATGTTAGGTTCGGAATAGTACTCAGATCCAGTATACTGAACAATAATGTCTTTTATAGAACCATTCGATATAATGGGTGCTAATTGGGCACCAGTTCCAGTCTTTATTTGAATTTGTGGTTTTTTGTGATAATTTAATATTGTAGATCCGTAGTCTGACCCATTTTCATATACAAAAATATCTTCAATTTTTCCTCTAACAATTGGTGTGGCAGATATTGTTCCTTTAAATTGAGTACTCCCTAAACCCACAGAAGAATAACTTATATCTACATTAATTTTGGGATAATTAAAAATTTGATATCCTATACCAGTAGAATTTAATCGAACATATCTATTCCTATCATAATCAATTTTTGATGTTCCTCCAATTCCGGCATTAGATAATCTAAAAGTATTATCATCTAATTTAATTACATAATATTGATTAGAAGTTGAAAGACCGCTAATTGGTGAGGATTGGTAATCGTAGACAACTAATTCTCCACTATTAAAACCATGATTATTAAAAGAGATAGTGTGATTTGTTGTTGAAATTCCAGATGCAGAAACTATTAATTTTCTATTAGTATATCCTTCTCCCTCATTTAATACTTTAATTTCTGCCAAAGTATTTTTTGGAGATGTGGCAAATTTTTGCACTCCCGAAGTTCCAATTGTAGTAAATCCTACAGTATTGATTCCGGAATTAAAATCTGCAATAGACTCATATAATTGTATTGTTTTGTCGCTAATATATTTTGTATAATATACTCCTTCTTTAGTTAAAGTGTTTCCAGAATTAAAATTTGATCCTTTAAATGGTCCGATTCCTAGTTCCGGATTATTACCTGGTCGATATGTTATTGGTTCACCATCTATTAATCCATGATTATCTTTAAAAGTAATAGTTTCATTAATGGCATCTACACCACCACCATATTCAAGAAGTCTTGAATCAAATACAATTTCTCTTCTTCTTCTTTTAACAACTGGTTCAAGAGATGCACCTTTACCATTTGCTCCAGTAAGAGATGCTGTTACTACAATATCAACATCAAAATTCTGAGGTTCTATGTAAATTTTCTTGACAGAACCTTTTACAACAGGTTGAAGTTTAGCACTTCCGGTAGAAACAAAAACACCTGGTGGATTTATTACATCATATTCCTTTCCTCCAGATAATACATTTACTTTTTTAATAGGTCCATAATATACTTTATCATCAGATTTATAACTTGCTATTTCTACACCATTAATTAGTAAACCAATTCCACCAGTTTTTGTTTTTTCAGATTGACCATCTCCAATATTAACTGATAGTGGAAACTTTCTTAATATTTTTTGAGGAGAAATAATACCTTCTTTTTGAGATCTTAAAATAAAATTGTGAGTTCCTGGTGTCAAATCACCAAATTCGACATAATTTACAGTTCCTATTACAGAACTAGAAAGATATAATCTAATATCACTACGATTTGGTTGATTCAATACATCTGGATAAAAAACCTCAACATAGTATACTCCTTCACTTAATCCAGATATTGGTTGCCCAGATGGTTGATAATAAACTTCACTTCCAGTTAAAAAAGAAATTTTTTGTGAAAAAACAATTTTAGAATATAAACCATTGTTTATATTTTGATCAGAAACCCCAGTAGCATTATATGAAAAAATATTTTTTGTAATCTCATAGGATGGTAATGAATTTGATGCAACATACATGTACCCATCGTTTTCATTATATACATTTTGAACATCACATGTAATTTTATCATATTCTAAAGGTACAAATGATGAAGATGCAAAATTAAAAGAAGTGTTATATTTCCAACTACTTGCAAATATTTCTTTATATGAAGGAGTTGTTTCCGAGATGTTAATATTTTCACCTATATTTTGAACTCCTATAAAATCACCCTCTTCAAAAATTACAGAATCATTAGATGAATCATATGATGATAAAACTCCATTAATTCTAAATTCAACTTTCTGTGTTTCATCTCCATCTTCATAACCATAATAGGTTTCTCCTGATACAAGCAAAGATGAAAGAGGAATTTGTGTAATAATTCCAGAACATCCAAAAAATTGATTAATAGATTTATCTGTATAGGTAATTTTATAATCATTATAGTATAAAGTACCAGATTTTGGAAATCCAATTGTGGAATCAACAGTAATTACCGAACTTCCAATACTTACAATTTTTGTATTTTTAGTGTTACCCGTGATTTCAAATTTACCGGTAATTGTTGAAAATGCATCATCATATCCAATAAAAACAAGAAGTTTATAGTAATCTTTACCACCTCTTCCAATTAATTCTACTTCAGATACTGATGCAGTAGTATTTACATCATCTTTTTTAAATATTGTTTGTCCTTTAAGTTTTAATGGATCTCCAGATAGTGCTTCAACAACTATAACCTTTCTTCTCAAATATGATGCAGAAGATGGTTTAATTAAAAATTGTTCCAAATCAATTACTTTTGGAGTTTCTCCAAAAAGAACATTAAATAAAATTCTAAATGATTCATTAGTTCCTTTTGACTGATATAGTGTTTTTGCTTCTTTTATAAAGTTACCAACATTTAAATTTGGAACAAAATTAAGATTTTCTAGACCAGGAGTCAATGAATACTTAATTTTTTTATAGAATTCTTGTAAAAAGAGTGAACTTAAATTTTGAACTTTTGATGAGGATGTATGTGATTCTGCAGATGAAGATGAAAAAATAAGTTCTTCAGAGTCTAAATCCTGATGATAACTCGTAATTCCAGAAAATCCTCTAATACAACCAGTAAAAGTATTTGTTGTTATTCCGGTGTATGTGATAATTTCATCATCAATCTTTAAAAGTCCATATTTCTGTGGAAATCCTTTTGTTGATGTGACTGTAATGATACCAACTGATGATGAAATATTTGTTGAAAGTCCAGTATATCCAACAACCACTTCTGGTGTAAAATTATCAAGTTTTAAATATTGGTCAAGATTTTCTGCAATATCAACTGTTCCACTCTGATATTCTTGTGAAATATAATACTGCTTTAAAAATTCTGCAGTCTTAGGACTTTCATCTAATACAAATTCTGGAAGTTGACTTTCAATTATTTGTTGTACTTTAACTCTTGATTCAAAACCAGTTTGTATCATATCACAACCTCTTTAATTCTCCGTTTGAATAACTTGACCTATAATAATCTTTAGATGAAAATACCGTTCCTGATGTATCATCTCCAGATGCAATCACATCTTTAATCATATTTATTGTACTCTTTGAAATGTCAAAAGACAGATAAAGATCATTTAATCCTATGATATCATTGGATTCTGGAAATGCCTGAATTTCAATAATATCATTTTCTAATACTGTAGATGTTATATTAACAGATCCTAATTTAATTTCTCCATTTTCATAATCAACTGTTCCAGCAGATTGTACTACAACTGATGTTTTAAGTTCTGGGGATTCATCCGTATCTACTAAAACTGGTACTTCTTTTACAATTGCAAGTGTACCAGTCTTAAGATCTGAATTTGGCGTATCGGTAATGAAAACAGTGTCAAGTTCTCCCTTTATTTTAAATCCAGTTGTCTTTATATTTTTACCGGACGAATTTATATGAAATTTATTTCCAAAACAAATTTCATATTGAGTATCCGAATTAATAAGTGCCTTCAAATCTCTACGGATTCTAATCTTTGTAATGTTTGAAGTTATGGATGCATCGGTATTATCAATTACTTGTAAAACCTTACTATACTTAAATCTACCTCCAAATGAATTTAATTGAGATGATTGTGAATATTGGTTTAAGTTTGAAATTATTTTTGTTTTTAAATCATCTGGAGTTTCTACTAATGAATAATTATAATATATTGATGAATCTAGTTCAACATATAGAATCTTAAGATCGACAATTTCTGGATTAATACCAGAAACCGAATATTGCTTTAATCTATTTTTAATATTTTGCTTATCAAAGTCAGAAATATAAATTCCATTTTTAGGTTTAATACTAATTAAAACCTTTCCAAACTGAGGTGGATTTAATTCTTCGCCACCAATAATAGAAATGGATTCTGCATTCTTGTAAATTTTAGATTTTATAATTGCCTCATAATCTCTAGATGTAACTGCTCTATACTGAGATTCATAGAGTCTTGGTGCATAATTTTTAATTGAATCTATAGTTTCAATATCTGATCCATTTTTAGATCCTTCTATTGTAGTAATGGGTGATATTGTTGCAACTACTGTAGCATCATTTTCATTTTTAAATGTACCGGCAAAGGTAAATGAATTTGCACCATTACCAAGTTTTCCGTCAGTAACAATATAAGAAACAGTAACTACTGATTGATTTTCAAGTTTCTTTCCAAATATGTTATCACCAAAAAGAAGTTCATATGTTTCGTCTTTTACTTCCTGAATTAAATAAATTTCTGAAGTGGAATCAATATTAAAAATATTATCTACTCTATTATATAATCTACCAAGTCCAGTATCACTTACTCCTTTTACATAAACTCTTATTGTTTCTGCGTCTATGAATGGATTATCTAAAATAAATCTTTGATCTAAAGATCCATCAACAACAAACTGCCTTTTAAGAAAAGTTCCTTCTTTAATTTGAATATTACTAAATGTTGCGGTGCCATTAATTACGGTTGCCGTAATATTATCTGGAACAGAAAACACATAATTCGTATTATCAGAAGAACCGGTGCAAACTAGTCCTGATTGTAAAGTTAAAGTTTTTGTTGAGTTTTTAGGTTGGGCGGTGAATGATACTATTGCCGTGGATGAAGTTCTTGAACTGGGGACATATCCAATATTTCTTGCCAAAGAAACCACATTTTCTCTAATTGTTGCCGAGTCTAAAAAAGACTCATTAACAACCATGTTGGAGTTAAATGCAGTAATATAAGTATTGTAAGCTAGTGTATCAATCAATATTGAAAAATTAGACCCCTCAAAGTCAAAATCCGTGAAATTTGAATTTGCACGAAGATAATCTTTGATCGAGGTCTTTATTTGATCAAAATCTAAATTGGCGAACTTTGTAAAAGGCATTTTATCTTGTTGCCTCTAATATGAATGAAAATTGCTGTGTTGGAATTTCTTGTCCAATGATATCAAATGTTACGGTTACCTCAAATTCATTTAAGTCTGGAATTGGATCTACCTGAACTTTCACATTATTAACTCTTGGTTCGTAATTATTAATTGTTGATAAAATTTGAGTTTCAATTTCAGAAGATAGTGCATAATCCACAAAATCAAAGAGCAGTGCCCTAACATTTGAACCAATTGTAGAATTAAAAAATCTTTCTGTTGGAATAGTTTGCACTAAATTTCGTATTGAACGAATAATCGCTCTTTCATTAATTAAACTTGGTAAATCCTTTGTCACAGGATGAGGTTCAAATGATAAACTAATATCCTTAAATGATCTTGATATCCTGGTTATCGGCATTGAACATACTATTCTTTACTTATTTATCCATGAAGAATCATAAATTGGTTCTGTCCCATATTCCCAGTCATCGTAGTCATCATCATTTCTAATTCTTTCATGAAGTTCAACTTGTTGTTTTAAATTGTGTTTTGGTGCCAAATCATGCATAACTTCTTGAATTACTCTTTTTGGTGAGGAATTGTCATAGTCAGTGACTAATCTTTTTGTTCCCCACATATTGTACATGTATTCTGAGTCTCTATCAACGGGTAAATTTGACATTTTAGCTCCTGTTTTAAAAAATAAAACAGAACTTTTATAATGGAGGTTGCTATCTCCGTATAATTATTTAACGAAAAATTTCTCTTATACTATAATCTTCAGAATTCAGGTATTTTAGAAGTTCCAGTGCTATTAAACGAGGATTTCCATCACCACAAGTGTAAACATCAATTGCCAAACATTTATTTTCAGGCCATGTATGACAAGAAACATGACTTTCGGAAAGTGCAATTACAATCGTACACCCCTGAGGAATAAAACAATGAGAAAAAACATTCAAAATTGTCATTTTTGCACGATTAATTCCTTTAATCATGACATTTTGAAGTGAATTTATATCATTGATAAGTGAAAAATCTACATTATATACTTCTAATAGTAGATGTTTTCCCATTGAAAACTTGTTCAAGATCAATATTAGTAAAAAAAATATTTATTTGATGTAAAATCCCCTTCTTCGGTAATCTTCATCACTTATAAACCTATATTCTTTCAAATCCTTAACCTCTTCATCGTTCCAAACTGGTATTGCCACATTATTTTCGTATCGAAAGTCTGGATTTTGTCGAAAATGAACCTCAATTAGGCGATTTCCAATAAATTCACAGTTGATCCAGTCATAATTTCCCTTCAGTTGGGACAAAATACTGGGAAAATCAATTTCCAGGTCAATTTTAGTCCATTTTTTCCATTTATAAAGTGGGTCCTCGGGGTCTTTTTCACCCAAAACAACTAATTTTGACTTTTTTTGGTAAAAATCAACACTAATGTGGTCTCCACGAAATAGTTCACACCAAAATTCCGCTGGATGAAAGTGATCCGTATGGTGTTCAATGTATTCTATACGAGATTCTCTTCCCATTCCCAATAAATTGAATGATGGTCGAACAATATAAAAGTCGGGTTTGGGAACAGTGGTCCCAACTGGACCACAATTATATCCCAAAACCCGACTTAGAAATAGTTTATTATATATCCATAGATCGTCATGATGAATATTTTTCCATTCATCATTACCATCTAAAAGGTACATATTATTTTCCTTGTCCCCTATACTTCTTTCGTGCCCCATTGCGAGAAGAGGCGGCATACTTGGTTCCTCCACCATCTCCTTGACGAGACTTCTTAGGAGGACCCGGAATATAAGAACTCTTATTCAGTCCGACTTTCGATTTTGCCATAATTTACTCCGATAACTTCAGTTTTAAGATCTTCTGGTCTTGGAGAACCTGTCTGATAGAATTCTATTGACAGGTCCTCCATAATATTGAAATATTCTTCTTCGGTGAGATTGGTATGAACTAGTTCTCCTCTATGAAAAATATTGTATGAGTCCGCCATTTATATCAAATGATTCTTGACTTTTCGTGACCAACTCTAATACGAGGGTCACACCAAATTTCAAATCCTGCTTCCTTTGCATCCAGGCAGAATGATACATCTTCTCCACACATGTCCTGAACCTGTCCTGATTCAAAAACTTGCATTTTTGGCGCAAACCATGGATACTTCATTTCTGGATGCTCAAAGACACCATTCTTAATTAGTACCCATCCAAATCCGGTGTAGTCCACGGTAAATGGTTTGCGGCGCTTTGAGATACTTTCAATTGTTTCGTGATTCATGACACCACCATTTCCACGGAAGTCATCTTCGTCCAACCAGTGGGCGACCGAGGTTGTATGTCCGTCTTCGGTGGCATACCAACCTGCGGCAATATCTTTTTCCATGAGAACCAGTTGCCAGAACTTTTCGGTATTAAAAACAATATCCGAATCGATCCAAAGTTGCCAATCATATTGGAGTTTTCCGTCCCAGGGAATTTGGTCTGGTCCTCTGAGAACATTTGCACCCAGACACTTACATCTTGCAAAATTAACCATTGATGAATAATCTTGCGAAATTTGGATACTGGCGCCAGCCTGCACCAAGTCAAAGCAAAGTTGTACAAAACTCTTTAAATAAGTATACGAAACTCCTCTTCCGGGTAAACAGAATACCACGGATTTTCCTCTTACCATTTCTTTTGCCGCTTCGTAGTCCCATTCTGGTTCTTGGGTTGAAGTCGGCGCTTTTGCCTTTACAGTAAATCCTTTAGCCATAATAGATTGTGATTACATCAGTATCATACAGTATTATCTATATGATGTCAATAAGTTCTTTCTGATAGAACAACTTCGTTTCCTTCAAGATTAAATGAGATTTGTGTGTCCTCGTACCATGAGAGTTCGTTCATGATCTGCTCGGGGATTTTAATATAGTAATTCCCAGTAATTGGATCGACTTCTATGGACTCAAAAATATTTCCGGAATTTTTTTTCATCTGAGTGTATATAAACTTTAATTTTATATATGAATTTTTATATTTTTAGTGCCCTTGGGTAACACTTTGTAGGTTAGGGTAGTGTTGGGTTTTTATATCCGACCATGGATCCGCTAGATATACCGCCGCACCGCACAACAACTGTCAAACACGAACGAACGAATGAGGCGGCAGAGTATACCTAACTGTCGATCACGAACGAATAGAAAGGGGGGAGGATTGCGCCTCCCCCGGTATACCTTAGAGTCCGAACTTCTCCCTGCAGATAGGACCAATCCCCAGTTCGATTGAAAGGGCATTGGTTAGCTCACGACCGCAACATGAGCAGTTCCCTGTCTTCTGCCCATAGAGTTTAGCAGCGGCGTAAGGATCAGCGGCGACGGATTGCACACGCTGAATGAGTGCAACCTCACCCAGATTGGTCTCAGTTGCAGTGATCCAACCCAGATAAATGTTGGAGAGAGTTCCCCACTGATTGATCTCTTTATCGTGGGAGAAAACATACATCTTGCCCTGATACTTGGAGGGTTTGACGATAAAGTCTGCGAAACGCATCGTGATGCGTTTCAGTCCCCGATTCTGTGCTTCCTCGATTGCGTTAACGATGCCAGCGAAAGAATAGGCGGGGCGGGCGTTGTGGCGGATGATGGGATGGCGCATGATGCTTACCTTAGGTGTGGTTTGTGAAAAGAAAGGGGGAGGATTGTCTCCCCATGGCGTGAAAGTGTAGGGGTGAAAGTGTAACTAACTGATCAGGATTGTGCCAGAACAGCGATCCAATGGGGCACAGGATACCCGAGTTTAGGGAAGCAATCGGCGGCAACTTTTGCTGCCAGAATAGAATCGGAACTGCCCCAATTCTGTTCCGCTAAGTGTTCAACATGGCGGAAGATTGCTTCATAAACTATACGCTCATCGCAGAGAGAAAGTGTCATCATGGCGTGAAAGTGTAGGGTGAAAGTGGAAAGAATAGGGAGGCGATTGTGCCTCCCTAAGTGTAACTCAGCGGTCCAACTTGCGGACCGTGATGAACGGATCGCTCACCGATTCTTGACACTTACCTTCGGAGATTCCATTCTCTTTAAGTAGTGTAATCTGAGCATTTAGCGCCTTGTCAGTTACTTTGACAGTGCGCCTTCCGTTGTTGAGCGTAACCGAACCCCAGCAAGTTTTGACCGTTTGAGGTTCTTCAATCAGCGCAATCATTTGCGCTTTGAGATCATCAACGCGCTTTTTAGCAGCGTCTGCATCACTCATTGCCTGCAAAAGTTCAGGCATGAGAGTTTCAACTTGTCCGACAAGGATAGTCATGGGACTGTGAAAGTGTAACTAAATGGCGAAACTTAAGTTATGAAACAGCAGAATCGGCGCGACGGTAGAACCCGCCCGACCCATCGCCCGCGATGCCTTCGGCACCGCCCGATCCTGCTATTCGGTTTTCAAGGTTCGCTCCGCTCACTGTAACCGCCAGCATCCGATCCCGCAACCCCCAAACGGTAGCAACCGATACCAAACGGCAAACTCATCTTATCAGCAACGCTTATGGGTCGAATCCGCCAAACTGTAGCAACCGATACAGAACCACAGGGCACCCATACCTACGCTGGAGGGCGGGAGGAGAGGGGAATCCTGGCAGAGTTTGTATAAAGAACTCAACCAGTGTAAAGTATAAAGAACTAAGACAGGACTGAATGTAAAGAATAAACCACACCACTGACAATAAATTACATTCAATCCTGAGTTAGTTCTTTATACTTTCATTCTTTATTCTTCATTCTATTCTTTATACTAACTCTGCAGGACTTCCACAAGACCTGTAGAATGTTACCATTCTTTGTGCTTCCTCCAATGATGTGAATGATTGTGTTCTCCATTCACAAGAATTGTATGGAGTTTGGTATTTAATTGTGAAACTAATTGAATTGATTTGTTGTTGATTATTGTGCATGAATCTAGTTGATGAATGTGTATTGAATGATGTGCGATCTCGTCGAGATTGTATGAATGATGTGCGATCTCGTCGAGATTGTATGAATGATGTGCGATCTCGTCGAGATGTAATCTAGACTAGATCAATAATGATGCTTTGACATCACGCAATTCGGATCATTGTACCAATCAGAATCCTCATAAGATTCGGACAGTTTCTCATCAACAAGATCGCAGAATTGCTCCATGCGAATGATAAGATCATCGGTCAATTCAACCATTCCAGTAGTAACCAACTGGGCGATTTCTTGGGGGGTGAGAATAGTTTGCATGATGATAATTGGGGGGGGGGAGGAGTCCGTCCGGACCCTCCCGTATTGTATCAGATCAGAGGCGCCCTTTGCGACCCAGTGCCGCCCATACATGAGCGGAACCAGACTGAATCTTAGCACCATTGCGGACCCATACGATCTGACGGGTGGCGATGCTGCAGGCGATGTTCAGAGTCATAGAGTGGTGTGGTGTGAACTGAGAGAAGTCTAAGGGATCGGTGGGGACCGTTGCCGATCCCCTTGTGACACTTAACGGATTGTCACAGCATCGCAATCAGGCGCATCATGGTGGTGATCTGAACTGGAGTCTGCCAGTTGATAACATCCTTCAACATGTTACCATTGGGGCGGATGATAGCAACCTCAAAGGTATCGTGGTCGATGTTACCATGAAGACCGCAATTCTTCGGTCCCGCAACTACAGAAATCTCCCAACCATTCTCAAAGATGTGGTGGGCATGTGTGGCACCTTTGATGACACCGTGATCAGAGAAGGTCAGAGCGGAGAAGTTCATCGGAGTGGTGTGGTGTGAACTGAGATCAGTATGGGCGCAAACGGCACCAGAGTCAAGGGGTTGAACGATCAGGAATGCTTATGGGTCAGGGGCTTGACCAGGTGGCCGGGGGACGTGCTAGCCTGGAGGTAGAACCTTTTTTTGGTGGAGTTAGGTATAAAAAAAGGGAGGCAATTGCCCCCCTGTTTGTATCACTCTTCGGGACCGAATGCACACTCCAGAGAGTATGCTTCCAGTGCCTGATCGTCCTCATAATAGGATGCCCAATCATCCTCAGTGGGGATGTACTCTTCAATCTGCAGATCGTCAGTGAAAGCGTAGGTCATGGTTCAGTGGTGGTGAACTGATAGAAGTCTACAGGGTCAGCGGCGAATGATGTGGGCGGCGGTGGACAGTGCCTCACCCGTCACAGTGCGGATCGGGCGGATCGGTTCCCAGAACCAGTAGAGCAGCAGAGCAGCGATCAGAAGGCGCAGCATGGTGGCGCGGTGGTAGGAAGGATGGCGGGCACGGGTGAGAGCGTTGAGCATGGTAGGAAGGGGCGCAGAGCGCCCCTGTAGGGTTCAACCGATCAGGGCGGCGATCAGGCGGTCCCGCTTGCGGATCACGGCGATGCGCCACAGATCACGCTTGCCGTTCTTAGCACGGGTGGCGCTCAGAACGCCATCACGCTCCAGATCGACCATCACGGCGTGAATGGTGCCCTTGTGGCGCTTCGGGTCCAGACCCATGCCGCGCACAAGGTCGCTGCAGGTCTGGGGACCGTTCTGAATCAGGGAGGAGCGGACGGCGATGCGGGTGAGAGCGGAGAAGTTCATCGGAGTGGTGTGGTGAACTGATACCAGTATGGGGGCAAACGGGACGCTGTGCCACCAGGTTGTGCCACTTGTGGAACTGTCCACTGTGGCGGTCGGATGGGTCTGGGGTGCCTGTAGACTATGGGGACAATCAGCAGAGGTGCGGGGTAGCACTGTAGACGACAATGATCGACACCGACCCTGCAAACTTTTTTTAACAAAAAAAGTATACAAAAAAGGGGCGAAGTTGCCCCCCTTAAGTATAATCAATCAGCGGCAACCATCGTGCCATGCTGTTCCGCAACTGTTCGCGGCGATTATGTCAGCATCCGAAGGTTGCCAACCTTCGATGTATTCCAGAATCGCAATCAGATCCTCGACTTTATCATAAAGGTCTGGAGGAACTGAGAGATCGTTGACAATACGCTCCCAAACCGGGAGAGTAGCAGCGGCGACGGTGTGGCAGTCGCAACGGTTCAGGATGGCGGTTGCCTGGGAAGGATCAGGAATCATGGGAGCGGTGTGGTTGACTTGTTCATCCTACAGCATCGGCGGCAGGTTCGGGGGGATCTCAGTCCCCCCTTGTGCCACCTGTCAGACTGTCACAATCTCATTGACTGTCTTTTTGGCGGTGCCATGTGCGGGGAACGCTATCACAAACTCACGATCCGCTTTCTGACACAAACCGCAAGTGCTGCAGGTTACATTCTCATGGATTGTTGCGGGGCAAGTGATCACCTTGCGACCACTGGTTGTAGTGAAGAATCGGCGGGTTTCTTCAGAGTGAACAACTGCAACGGCGGGAATCTGATACTGAGTCATCACACGGTCGGCTTCATCAACCGATTCACAAGATGCGTTGACGGTGAAACCTAAACCGTTCGCATTCTGCAGAGCGATGATGTTATGCTCGTTCAGAATGTGATGCGAATAGGTGAAACCTTTGCGACCCTTGTTTGCATCAATCAACTGACGCAGTTTCAGGTAATCAATGTTACCGTTGTTGTGCTGCAGATCGCCAGACACATTATGGCGCCAGAGTTGCCCGCGCTGAATCTTACGAATCTGTGCAATGAACTCCTGCCAATCTACGCCGCGCTCAGCGTTAGAAACCTTGCGCCAGTGTAGTGCCTGAGGGCCACTCTTAGCGTAGCAACCTTTGTCATAGAATGGGCAGGTTGTGGGGCAGGTTGCACGGTCGCTGGTGCTGGTGGGAATGGGTCCGGTCTTGGCGTTGCTGGAGATCAGGGTGAGAGCGGTGTTCATCGGAGTGGTGTGGTGAACTGCGGTCATCCTAAGGGTAGGGTGGGGACCCTTGCGAGTCCCCTTGTGCCAGTTGTCAGACTGTCACTTCCACAGACCTTCAGACTTCAGACGGTCCACAAGTGTGCTGGCAATACTACCACAATGGGGGCAGATTGTAGCATACTTGATCTCACTCCGCAGAGAATACTGATAGGAGTTTGTGTACTCTTTGGGAGTGAACTTGTAGCGATAGATTGCACTCACAGTCTTCAGAAGTTGGCGCTTCTGAATGTCATTCCCGACCCAACGGTAAGCAGCAACAAAGGGTCCGAAGTCGGTATAACCTTTGCGGCAATACTCCAGAAGGTCTACAACTTTCTTGGAAAGTTGAGCACCAAGATGAGGAGTAAGTTCCGCCAGAACGACATCCTTAAAGGGTACAAGTTCTGCGGGTTCGGTGTTAACAACTGGCGCAGACTGTTGTACCGTTGCCTGACTCAAACCGATCAGGAAGTTGGCGATCTCAGGATAGGTGCCGGTCATCTGAATGGTGGCGCCGTTGTTGGTGATGGTGACGGTTTCCATGGTGAGAAAGCGAGTCGGCGTCAGTGGTGCGCCGTTGGTGGAAGTATGCCGCCCCAGAACCGACCCGATCAACCACCATTGTGCCACCTAGCAAACTGGCACAGCATCGGGGTTTGGTGGGTTGTTCTTCTGTATCTTATGAGAACAACAAGCACCAACGGGGGAAGGGTATCCCTACTGAACAATACATCGCCACGGAACCTGCCAAAAAATAATAATAATAAAAAAAAAGAAAAAAGGATCGGACACCACCCCGATCCCTTGAATCACCCACTCCAAATACGCTATGATTATCTGTTCTCTTTCGCGCTGGGTAACTTTATCTTATAGTGGGAGGCAAACCCCTTCCTCCAGTATCAGAAGTCTACTATCCAGTGGGCATCGTTGTCAAGTGAAACCCAAAAATGGTATTTGCGATTCATGGATGTGAGAAATAGATTCCTCCCAGTGTTTTGTTCAACAATACACTGATCGTTGCCATCCATGAGATTGGCAAGACGATTCTTTGCCTTTTTTGAGATTGGTGTGACGAAAGCGGTGTTCATGTTGAACCTCGTCGAGATGTGTATAATCTAGTTGATGATGCAGGTCTCGTCGAGAATGATGTGCCACTAGATGAAGTGGCACATCTCGTCGAGTTTTAGAACTCAATCTCGTCTAGTGTGGGGACATTATCTTCACTAGATTCACCACTGTCCATCCCATTACACAGTGCATCAAGAATCGAAAGGATGCCATGCCCATCTTTACCTAGACGAAGTTGAGAAATCAGAAGTTCTTTGGTCATGAATCACTCCAAGAAAGAGAATGAAAGAGGGAGAAGAATCTCCCTCTAGATGCTATCAGACCGACAGCAGTTGCTCGCTACGAATAGCGGAGTTGATGAAACGACCCACAGAATCATCCTTTTCGATGACGGTGTTCAGATCATTCACAAAAGTAGAAGGATCGACAACCTTGTAGGTGTAGTTACGACCACCCACAAAGGTGATGGTCACTTGCTCATCTTGCACATCGGTGATGTTTTCGATGGCGCTGGATTGGAACTTGAACATAATGAAAAAACAGAAAGTAAAGGTTGGGTGGGGTGCCGCTACCTCCCCTGTTGCGGCGGGTTTAATAAACAGATTCCGTCGAATCTGGCAGTCTTTAAGGGCGCTCACTTTCCCGGTTGATGTATGTATCATGGCACGGGTTGGCGGTGGCGTCAACCCTTGTGTGCCACTTACTGACCCGTCACACTCTCAATCATTTCTTGCAGTGTTTCTTCATCATAAACACATGCGATTTGATCTAGGATTTCTTCATCACCCATGTGTTGAAGATTCTCCACGATAGCATCATACACAAATTGCATGAGGCATTTGGTATCCATGTCATCTACACATCGCTCAGCATAATTCTCAATCAGTTGATTGATTTGATCGGGAGTGAGAGTCATGAGTTCAGAAATTAAGCGGTTTAATGTTGAGAAAAACCATGTGAAGAGGTTCACCATTCACATGAAAGAACACATAGTTAGGGTGAACTTCAATGTCACCATCTACAGTGGAGAGGTCAACATAATCATGCCCATCATTGTCTGAAATGTAGGGATTGTCGTCTGTATCATAACCCACAAAGTAGAGGGTATCATTGACACTTACAGCATAGGAATCTGCCAGAAGATTGTGGAACTGTTCTAGAGTGATGGTCGTTTTAGTCATTTGAGGAGTTTGGTGAAGTTGGAAACTACAATGTCACAGGCAATTCTTTGGACTTCATCCATTTGCCCCTCATCATCAAATTGTGTTGCTAGAAGACAAATCAAATCCTCTTGGATTTGTTCGCGGACAGAAAGAATGTCAATCTTATTCGCCATGTCTTTGATCCATTGCTCTTTGGAGTTAGTCATGATTCAGTTGCGGTACATAATCAGTTCAGAATGTGACGGTAATCAATGGATTTGATGCACCATCCTGTGGCACAGGTGATCTCTTCTACAAGATCATCCTCATCCTCTGCATCCCAGATTTGACCAATGGTTTCCTCTGTGAGTGCATGTTGGTAATCATCTGAAGGATACTCGTCATCCTCCATCTCAAAATCAAACTCGATTTCGGTGACTTGAAACTTCATTTGCGGAGTGGTGAGTTGAAGTAACGAGTGAAGCATAGCACCAGAATGATGCCAGTGGAGATGACCCCGACCAGTCCAAGAACTGTCACAGAGTCACCAGCGAAAGTGTAGGTATCAGGAGTCATCAGAAGTCCCAGTTAGAGTTCAGAAATGCGTTCCAGGTGAGTTCATCATCATCCTCATCCCTCATTTCAGGAATGTCGAAGATTTCACATGAAGAATCTTGAATCTCAGACCAGAAATCAGTGTCAAAGTCCATGATTGGTGTGATTGGTTGACTTGTTCAGTATAGGGGCATCACAGGCGATCCTGGGTGCCCCTTGTGCCAGTTCTCAGACTGCCAGTGCCGCAGAAGGAATCTCTACAAGTTCGGGCGATTTGTTATCATCAAACTGATGGCGATTCCAGCAAATCCATTCACCGTCCAGAGTGTAAAGATAGGCATACTCTTCACCGTATTCCAGATAGATTTCTACACTCGGATCAAGACGAGGAGGGCAATCTTCTCCACGCTGAGAGTAGTATTGAGGACCGTATTCTTCCCTATGACGGTCTAGCAAATCATTAGACCAACGCTCCTTAGTCCAGCAGCAAGACATGTCGCCACCATCAATCAGTTCTTCTGCTTTCTCTTTAGTGTTGTAGTGAGTGTTCAGAATACGACCCAACCACTCAGGATAACCATCCCAGTGATGATAGGCAGAGAGCACAGAACCGTCAGGAAGTTCAATGCCGATGCGTGAGCGAGTTCCCATGGTGTTTGAGTGGTGAACGATGTAAGTATGGCAGGGATCCTGAAGAACCTCAAGACCCCTTGTGCCAGTTGTCAGGGTGTCACAGACACCCGTTGGCATCAAGAAAACCAGCACACCATCCATCCCCATAATAGTAACCAATGTAATAGTTACCAAATGAGATGCCAAACTGTTCTTCCATGTGGTAGGTATTCATAAGATCCCAACCAATGTAGAAGAATTTGGTGTTGAATGAGAATTTCATGAGATTTCTCAGGAACAAATGAAGTATGGCAGGGATCCTGAAGAACCTCAAGACCCCTTGTGCCACTTGTTCAACTGGACATCTTTACATACTGCTCCACAATGTTGGAGATCTCAGAAGGACCAATCTGTGTGCCATCCTTCATTACAAATGCCTGGTAAGGATCGACACCATCCCGAGAATCAATTGTGGTGGAATTGATAGTCATGAACTTAGAAATCATGGCATCTTGGCGGATTTGATCACTCAACCAATCCCAGAGTTCAGTGTCATGATTATCCTCTTCAGTGTCACAGTTAATGAGAACTTCATTCCCATTCTGCCACACATACTTTTCAAACTCCGTGATCACATCATCATACTCCATGTCTGCCAACCATGTGATACTCTCACTGAGATCATCGACATGATTACCAATGAAATCTGCAAGAGATTTGAAATACTCTTCCAGGTTGAAATCATCAGCAACCTGACACTTGGAAGTGCAAACAAACTGAGTGTAGGACATGAGAAATGGTGGTGAACGATGTAAGTATGGCAGGGATCCTGAAGAACCTCAAGACCCCTTGTGCCAGTTTCTAAAGTGTCACTTCCAGTTCTTTGCAATTTCTTGAGCATTGCTACCAAGAAAAGTATAAACTCGGCAGTCGGGGAGTTTTCTACCCAGAATACCACAACACTTCACAAGTTCATCACTATCTGCTTGGATTTCGGTGACTTCGTAATAGTATTTGTTGAGATTGATTGTCAACGAATCTTGATTGATGTGCCCAGAGTAATCATGAACACTTGAAGTGGTTGCGTAAAGCATGAGAGTTCTCAGGAACAAATGAAATGTATCAGGGATCTCATGAGAACACAAGACCCCTTGTGCCAGTGATCAAACTGTCCTACCAGTCTGCTCCACCTCATGCTTAATCATAGCAATCGCCCAAAGAGCGTTCTCACCTTCATCAAGATTTGGAAAGTTGTTGTTATAAACCTTCAAAACCGTTGCAATGGTCTCCAGAGCAGAGAAATCAGTGCGGTTGATGTTCAGTTCCATGAGAGTTGTGTGAACTGCAGTCATTATAAGCATAAAGGCGGCAAAGGATTTGTGTCCTTGTGCCGCCTTTTTTAGTGTCACAC